ATCCCGACGCGATGAACGCCACGCTTGACCAAATCAAGCAACTATATCTGCCCAAGATGCAGGCCCCGTGGCTGTCGCAGATTTACGCGTTGATGGGCGGCAAGTAACATCGAAGTCGCTGGCCTGCCATGACAGGTTAGACCCGGCAGTAAGCTACGGCGAACGTGGTCGGGGACAATTCAAAGGACGTACGGACACATGAGCCACGACGTATTCAACGCTTCCGCTACCGCTACGTGGATCGAATGTTCTTGGTCTGCGCTCAACGCCGTTCCCGACGCGCCGAAGAAGCGCGACACGGTAGAAGCGGCGGAACGCGGCACCGCGCGCCATGATGACATGGAAGCCGGTGAAGTGCCGGACGTGGAGGCTTTTATACAGCAACTCGAAAACCCGCCTTCAACAGTCCGGGAATTTCGCGTACGGCTTACCGACAACTGTGGCGGTACGGTGGACATATTTTCACACGGCTGGCGAAACGCTGAAAACATCGCGACCATTATTGACGGCAAATTCGGTAAATGGGACGTGCCGGCGAAGCACAACAAACAGCTTTTGACTTACAGCGCTTCATTGCTCGCACACAGTAGCGCGGATTGGTGGCGACTTGTCATCTATCAACCCAACGGCTTGGATGAAGACCCATGGAAGCAATGGGTAGCATCCCGCGCCGAAGTCGAAGAACACAAGCGCAGAGTTCTTATCGCCATCAATGACCGGGGTCCGCCGAAGCCGGGACCGCATTGCCGTTGGTGCAACGCTTTCCAAGCCTGCCCCGCCATGACTACGGATGCCGGTTTCGTCATGGGCGCGATGGTTCGGCCAATCGAGAGCTTGACCACCCAAGAACTTGTACGGCTGTTGCGGCTTATCCGCGCCCTGGGTGACGCCAAGACAGCGTACGAAGAAGCGTTGGAAACCCATTTCAAGCTTGGCCGGGTAGCCGATGGCGCGGGCCTCAAGCCGCAACGTGCATATCGTGCTTTCAATGATGAACAGCAAGCCGCTGAATACGGTTACCAGCATTACGGCGCGAAGGGAGTGCGCCCGTTGACGCCCGCACAACTCGAAAAACTTGGAACCGCCGGCAAGGCGTATACGTCGGTGGCTTCGCATCGTCCCGAAGGCAAACAAAAAGCGTGGTATTGATGGCGAACGCAGATCACCTACGCGATGCGAACCCGTGGCACCCGATGACGGACCCCGTAGCTGTCAAGCATCTTGGCAAGTTAAGCGAAGAAGCCGGGGAGCTTTGCAGCGCCATTTCAAGGTGCATCATTCAAGGTATCGACGAAAGAGAACCGACCACCGGCAAACTTAACAGGGAATGGCTGGAAGACGAAATTGCCGACGTACTGGCTAGTGTCAAGTTGAATATTTCGAATTTTAAACTAGACGAAGATCGCGTTAGACAACGCATGTCACGTAAAATGCAGCATCTTCAACAGTGGCATAAGATGGATTGACCAATTCCAACCGTACGGTGTACGGTTGGCATGCGTGAGTAACTGAAAATTGAAATCTTGAAAAAGGAAACGAGCTATGGCGAATGCACAAAGACAGTATGAGAGTTTCCAAGTGTTCAACGCCCGCGTGGTGGATATGCGCCACCTTTGGGAGCCGTCCCGCGAATACAAGGGACAGCAACAGCAAAAGCCGAACTTCTTCGCAACTATCATTGTGCCAAAGACGCAAGCGCATTGGTCCACCGAACCGATTTTCGGCGGCATGATGCAGGCTTTCGGCAAGTTGCTATCCGGGCAGTTTTCGGCGTTTCAACAGAACCCCGGCGCGGCGGGTTGGCCTGTCGTGGATGGTGACATGCCGAACCCGGAAACCGGCAAGCAATCCGAGTTCGCCGTACGGCATTGGTTGCTCACGGGCTCGTCCGGTAACATGCCGACGGTCGAAATGGTGCAGGCCGGCGGACAGTTGGTGAAGTTGCAGAACCGCGTTGGCGTCAAGCCGGGTGACTTCTCTATGTGCGGCTTCACGGCCGCCGTGTCGAAACAGGACGCCCGGCGGATCAAGCTGTACCTCAACGCCGTGGTGTTCACCAACCCCGGCGAGGAAATCGTTTTCGCGAATTCGGTCAGCGGCGCGGAAATGATGAAGGCGGCCGAAGCCCAAGGGTTCCGTCCGCAAGGCTACGCCCCGGCGGCTGGCGGCTTTGGCGGTGCGGGTGGCTTTACGCCGGTCCCCCAGGGCGGCGATTTCAGTCCCGGCGGCTTCGCACCGGCTCCGGCGCAAAACGGCTTCGGTGGCGCTCCCCAAGGGCCGAGTGGGCAGTTTGGCGGTGCTCCGGGTTTTCAGCCGCAAACTGGCCCTGGGAACGGGGGTGGATTTGCCCCGACACAGGGCGGGCCTGCGTTTCAAGGGGGTGCGGGGGTCGCTCCTGGGACGAACGGACCCGGCAATGGGTTTGTGTCCCCTTCTAACCCGAACCCCGGCGGCTGGCCTGGCCGCTAAATCGAGATAGGCCCCGCGTATTCAGCCACGCGGGGTCTTAGGGGCCGGGGTTCGTGCCGCTTCACAAAGCACCCGGCCCCGTTTTTATTGGGGGCACCGTGTTGCACTTTGACGACCTAGCCGCCGATCTTGAAACCCGCAGCCGTACAAATCTCAAGACTGCCGGCGCGAAGCGATATTCTGCATGCCCGTCAACCCGGATCACTACCGCCGTTTGGCAATTTCGCGGCCAACGCAAAACCGCGTGTACGGTACATCCGTCATTGGGTACGCATTCAATCGGTGATTTGTACGTGGACATTGCGCAGTGCCGGCGGTTTGTTGCCCATCACGCGAATTTTGACGTATCGGTATTGTACGGACAAAACCCGTTTCTGAATTTGCCGCTCTCTAAAATTGATTGCACCATGGCCCGCGCTCAAGCGCTCGCGTTGCCTGGGGGCCTTGAAGAAGTTTGCAAGGTTCTAGGCGTACCCGGCAAAAGCCCGGAAGGTCACGCCATCGTCATGGCGACGTGCAAACCACAGCGTGACGGGACATTTAACGAAGACTACGAACTGTTCCGCAAGCTCATGGCCTACAACGTACGTGACGTTGACTGCCTGATTAGCGTTGACGAACGGTTAGCTCCGTTGCCGCCGGCAGAGCGCGTGATCTTCGAACGGACGTGGCGCAAGAACGAACTAGGCTTGCTGATTGATATAACGCTGGCTACGGCCATCGCGTTACGCCGTGAAGAAATCGAAAGGGAAAGCACTGTACGGCTAACAGAGCTAACCGGCGGTTCAGTAACCAAGCTTTCGCAGCGCGAGCGTATCATTAATTGGGCCAACAGCGGCAACCGCGCCGCCGGCTTGACCAGCACGGCCAAACATATTGTCGCCGAAAAACTCGCCGACCAAAACTTGCACCCCGACGTACGCGAGATTTTAGAGCTATTGAAGTCGGAAGGCGGTTCGGCACCACTCAAGGCTCAATCTTTTTTAGACCGTCACGTTGGCGGATGGTATAAAGACGCTACGCGGTACTTCGGCGCACGCTCCGGACGCGGTACGTCCGAAGGGTCTAACCTTTTCAACATCGCCGTGCCGTCCGGGCTATACGACGGTGAAGACGGCCGATTAACCGTTGACCAAGTTATCGCGGCTCTAAAGCAGGGACAAAAATTTGACAACATCGCACTAACCGATTGCCTACGCGGCTGCATCGTCGCGCCGGAGGGCTACGCGGTTTGCGACAATGATTTGAGCGGCGCGGAACTTCGTCTTGGCCTTTGGATGGCGGGAGATACGGAGCGTTTAAACGTCGTGCAGACGCCCGGTAGCGACCTGTACATGTACAACGCTATCCGCATTTACAAGCTACCGGAAAACTCGACAAAGAAAACGCAACCGAAGCGCCGGCAGGATGGCAAGAACCTCACACTTGGCGGCAACTATCAGTTGGGCTGGAAGACGTACATCGTTTACCAACGTAAAAAAGGCTACGTCATTGACGAAATTAAAGCGCGTTCCGATATCGACGGGTACCGCGAAGCCAACCCCTTGCTAGTCAGTCTGTGGTACGCGTTGTCCGATGCGTTCAAATTCGCAATCTATGAACAGCCTGGGCGGTTGTTTTATGCCGGCAAGATCGCATTCCAAAAGGACGTACACGGTACGGTGTGGATGCTGTTACCATCCGGCCGTTGCATCCCGCATTACAACGCCCACATTACCCACAGCGGCGAAATGGGTTTCTATCGTGGCAAGTTTGGCGCGATGCGGTTCCAAAAAGCCTTCGGGGGCTCGCTACTCGAAATTGCCTGCCAGTCTATGACGCGCGATTTAATCACGGCGGCCGAAGAAGACATTGAGCGCGAGTTGCCGGACGTGCATCTTATCCTAGACGTGTACGATAGCATTTTGGCACTCGCCCCGGCTCATGTTGCCGTACAGCGGTCGCAACAAATGCGTGAAATTATGAAACGCCCGCGTCATTGGACGGCTGGTTTGCCGCTCGATTGCGAAGGATACGAACACGTACGGATGAAAAAATGAACTACCAAAAACATAAGAAGCTGTCAAAGCTGGCCCGCATTCTTGCCGAAATGGACGTTGAGCAAGCGATTTTGGACAAGCACGACCCGCACGCGGCGGAAGATTTGCGCTGGTCGCGGATTTACCTGAGTAAAGCGATGGCTACAATCGACGGCAGTAAGGCCCTCGCATGAGCGCGCCCGTACAGGCCAACCTTGGCCGCTTTTTGATGCGAGATATTCACCCATGGGAAGGTCCGGGTTTGTTTGCCATGACCGGAGATCACCACGTTACGCGCTACATGGGGTTTGCCACCCATCGCAGCGTTGACGACGCAACGAAGCTTATTGCCGCGTACCGTAATTCGCCCTCACGATGGCAGGCCGTGACGTTGGACGGTGACCCCACCGATATGCTGGGCATTATCGGGCTTGAGGTTCAAGGTCACCAAGTTACCATGTCAATCATGTTCCGTCGTGACTGGAAAGCGCGGGGAGCCGGCCGCGAGTTCTGTCAACCGTTCGTGCAATGGCTGTTCACGAAGCCGCAGATTTGGCGATTATGGACGTACACCCATACCGAAAACCTCCCGGCAATCCGCATGAATGAACGGATGGGAGCCGTACGCGAAGGCACGTTCCGCAAGTTCGCGATGTTTCCGAATATCAGCCAACAGCCGCAAGACGTGTACGTCTACAGCATCGTTCGGCACCGGGAAGATATTTAAGCGCTAACGTTCCCGAACGATACGGACGGCAGAGCGCCAAACATTGAACCAATCCCTGAGCCTTTGGCTTGCGCGTTTTTGGCCTGAGCCTGGGCGATCTGCGAAGTCGCGTTTATCTGCCCCACGTCAACGCCGGCTTGCTGTCCGGTGGCCGTCGTACCCACGCCGATAGCTCCGAACATGTCGCCCAACGCCGTATTAAGTTGACTGAACTGTTGATTGTTGCCGGCGAGGTACTGCGTATACGCCGTGTTCATATCGGTATTCGCGATGCCTTGGTCAATAGTCCCAAGAGCGCGTTCGTTCGAACCGGAGAGCAAGTTACCCGTTGCAGCGGCGCTGTTGTTCTGTTCTTCGTTGGCCACGCCCTCTTGGTATTGAGCGCCGGGCGTCATCTGGTAGCCCTTGAGGAAATCCTCATAGCTCTGCGTACCGCCGGCCGTGGTTTCGAGGTTGTTGATGGCATTGGTGGCGGTGGGCAGGAACGATTGGCCGAATTGATTATAGGGCGCTGTGGTGCCCTGGAAGCCCGTGGAAACGTTGTTGACGGCGTTCTGCCCGGCGGTCAAATCGCCGGCTGCAATCGAGCTACCGATGACCGCCCCCAAGCCCGACCCGAACCCGCTTGACATGCCGTATTACCCCTTGATTTTGTATTACGTTCGTGGCAAACATACCACCTATGGCACCAGAACGGAAGACCATGGTTTCGGCCCGATTGTCGCCCCTTTTGCTGGAGCGGCTGGAATACGTGGCCAAGAACACGGACACCGACGGCATCAACAACCGAACCGACTGTATCGCGGCGGCGCTCATTGCGTGGTTGCCTGGGCAAGAGAAGCGAGTAGGGGAGCTACTTGGCACAAGTCAAAAGAAAAGCCGCTGAAAACGGCGGGCCGCTGCGTCTGGAAAAATGGTACTCAACCGAAAACAGGCACGAAGAACATTACTTCTTAGTTGATGGGCTCGCGGCCGGCTATCAGGAAAGCGCTTATGTCTGGGGTTACAATCCGCAAATCGTCACACCCGAAAAAGTCGCGCGCATCCTCGAAATCATCCAAGAGCCGCGTACGGAAAACAGCGACGAATGACGAAAAGTGTCTCCAGTATCATTGTAAATCTTGGCTTGACAAGTCCGGTATCTGGTCAAAGCTTCTGATTTTCCACGTCGCCAACGAACGTAAGGGCAGTATTGGCGCAGCCATGCACTTCAAACGCATGGGCGTACGGCCGGGCGTTGCGGACTGGTTAGTGTTTCCGCCGGGGCGTTCTGTTGCGATAGAGATGAAGGACGACGAAGGCGAGCAAAACGAAGACCAAAAGAAGTTCGAACGCCAGTGGAAGGCCGCCGGCAACATGTACTTCGTCGCGCGTACGCTTGAAGAGTTTCAAGGCATTATCCAAGCCCTCATAATTTTTGTCTGACTACTCGAAAAATAAGATATAGCCTCCCGGTGGATTGGTCAGCGCACTAGCATTGTTGAACGACGCGAACGGACAGGCAGTGGTTGTTTTTCCTGACCCCCCAGACCCGGTTTCTATTTCTACCCACCCGCTGCTTACCCCCCTAGTGTCAACAGAACCCGTTGCGTAATATAGGGCATCGGCGAGCGCACTTGTAAAGTTGACGGTGAAAAGTCCCGTTCCACTGTTTGTGATGCTGGAGACGTTAAACTGCTTTACGATGGTGTAAACGCCGCCGGTTTGCGTGAAAAACACCGCCGCTTTGACGACGGGCGCGCTACCGCCGCCACCCGCAACGGCCGATTGGACAAACTGCGTAGTGGCAAGTTGCGTCGTATTAGTCCCGTTCGCTGCGGTCGGCGCTGTCGGTACGCCGGTCAATCCCGGAGAAGCCAGCGGCGCGAATGTATTATCCACGTAAGCCGTAGTGGCAATTTTGGTGCTGTCATCGCCTGGGGATTGTGTTGGTGCTGTCGGTGTCCCCGTGAAGGCCGGTGAAGCCTTTGGGGCTAAGAGCGCTTCGGCCGCTTCGGCTCGCGTCGTTTCAACGCCAACCGCTAAATCGGCGTACGCCGTGGTTGCGATTTGAGTGTCATCCGTCAGCGCCGCAGCGGTCGGAGCCGTTGGCGTCCCCGTAAATGCCGGGGATGCCAGTCCGGCGCGCGAGGTATCCGTGGGGTGTACGTGATCGCCGCGTGCGAACGTGTTCAATACGCCAACTTCGCCCGGCGTGGCGTCAACCAGCGGAACCGTCGTCGATGGAGCGCTTGCCGAGTTCGCCAGAACAAAAGCATCGGTTGCGATAAGTGTGCTGTTGTCACCCGGTGGCTGCGTTACCGCCGTGGTGCCGTCAACAAACGTCGTCCCTTCCGAACTTAGGATTGACTGGACTTCTAATAACCACCGATTAAGCGGCTGGAAATCAATCTTCCCCGAGGAGTTCGTGGTTAAGAAAGGCGGTGGCGGGATTACTTGCGGCACTTGACTTATCCACAGTTTTCGCGTACAGACAGTGTACGGCTAACTAAGAGAGGTTGACACGTGACTTTCACAATCCAATACGCCAACGGCTGTCGGATTTGGGACGTGAAGAAACAGAAGTTAACAGAGTACATCATTACGTCCGAACACGACATATCCGGTATTTATGAACAGGCAACGCCGGTCACAAAACGTATCCGCAAAGAACTCGCCGAAGCTTTCGGGCGCGGTACGATCAAGCATGCCACTCCCGCCGCGCGTCGGTTCATGTTTCCTAATTCCCCGGAGTAGCTTTGGCGAAAAGTTCGTCAATCGTAAATGGGGCCTGCGTGCCGCTGTATTGCAATCGAAATTGACGCCGCCGCCCGGTTCCTAACTCGCGAGCGATAGCGCGCTGTACGCCGGGTTGCGGTAATTTGATTTGCCGTACACCCCGGAAAACACGATTTGAGACGGTGACGCCGTTGACGGTCACGTCCGATGTTTCGGACCAGTCGAGTTGAAAGTTGCCGGCTTGCGGCCCCATAGACGACGTTATGTCTATCGTGTCAAACGTCGTACGGGTTTCTTCTTCACCCACCCATGGCGTTAGCATGAGCCGCGAAAGTGTTCCGGCCGGTTCCGATGCGCTGTTGATGTTAACCGTACAAATTTGGCCGGTGTCCAATCCGACGTAAGTTATACCGCCGTCATCTTCCACGGCGCAGCGTCCCGCGTGATCCAGTCGGCCACCTGGGGACTGACGATAAGACCACACCCCCGTAGTTGAGGAATATTCCAAGCTCCACAAACCGGGTAGCGTGAGCACGTAGAAATCGCTGCCACCTTGCCCGTACGCGTATGCGGTCAACGTACTTAATTGTGCAACGGTCAATTGTTGCAACAGAAGGTCAATCCACGGCGGCGAAATTTGTTGCGCGGTTTGTCCGATGCAGGACCATATTCGACGATCCGTTGCAACAAAAACGATCACGTCGCGGAGCACGGCGAGCGAAAGCCGCGCTGCGATGCCGACCGAATACAGAGAGTTCGGATAGGCGGTGAAGGCGAAGTCAGTTTGGCCGCCGGGATTGTACCATTGCTCAAGCGAGCGCGAGCCTAACGGCCACATGACAAGGCCCGACACCGCCAAGTCCACGACTTTATCGGCACGAGCTTCTTTCGTGGCGAAACTGTTCGCCAGCACGTCCGAAGGGTCAAGCGGCTGCGAACTGTACATTTTGCTGTCTTGACTGGAATAGAAATTTGAAGCGCCGGACCAAACCGTGATGTTGTTCAATTCGCAGACAGCCGAAGGGTCAAAATTAATCGACGCGTCAAAGCCAGCGTTGACCACGCCGACGGCTGGCGTTTTGACCGCAGTGTACCCCGTGCCGTTTTCCGCCGGGTTGTTGGTGTTGGCGTTGCTCGCGATGCAGAGCGCCGTACGGTCTTCCGCAAATCGGATAATCGGTTGAGCGGGGTTTACGTCCACTGTGCCGGCGAGCACCGGGGCGTTGGTGTTGACGTTGTAGTAGATGTTACCGCTGGCGTGGGCGCTCCAAACTGTTTCTAGTGCGATCCCGATAGCGATACATGCCGTTGCTTCCGGTTGACAAACTTGCGTGAGGCCGGGGGAGCCAACGAACCGCACTAGCGATTTTTTGCCCTCTTGCTGTTGTTGTCTCGGAACAACCCGAACGTTGACAAGTTTCCCCGCGCCTTGGTCAAGGTTAAGCGGGTCCTGGTATGATCCTAGAAGATTATACGCCGGCATCGCGGACCCGCTTTAGCATTTTAAGACACGTTTGGCACGTCACCGGCCCATTGTACTCATTGGCTACGCAAACAACGGCGGGCCGCGCTCCGACGCCGCAAGGTGTTGTACGTGCATGGACCTTCGATTTTCGGTACGGCGTGCCGTCGCGTCTACGCATCCGTCAGGCCCTTATAAACCTAAGCCATTGTTGTCCGCGAGCGTAGTTATCCCATTTCATTTTCGCGGCGGCTGCATCCACCATAATGGGGTCCGTTGGCGCTATCACGCGGCCGTACGAACCCATGACGCGGCGGCCAAGCAACAGCGCGAGTTCGTGGATGCCTTCGGAGGGTATGGCAATAACGTCAGTCCCGGCGGGGTTGGACAAAATCGGAATGCGCCCGCCGAACTCGATTAAGGCTTTGGCCGGCGCTCGTGGGGCCTGCCATGCCGTCACCAAAATAGAATTGTCGGCTTGACGCTCTTGATGCCATTTTGTGATGATGCCAAGGTTGAGCGTACGGACAACATCGGTTGTCGGCGATTGCCGCGTGGTGCGGTTCACCGTCAAGTTAACGTCGTTCATCCATATTTCACGAACGGCAACGGCGTCCTGTTGCACGAGGTACCCAAGTTGCGCCACGCCGATTGAAAAAGTGTACGGAACGCCAAAGACGCCTTTCGGCAACGTCGCGTAAACCCGCTGTATCGTGTATTGACACGCGCCATCCGCTTGTTCCGCTCTCACCAAGTCATTGAGTATGGGCACGTTGTTTGCAAAATCGGTTGAAGTAGGTTGCTCCGTTTGGTCAATGATGCCAAACAGCCTTAGAGCTTGCGTGATGACGTACGCGGCTGTTGCGGTCATTCTGTTTTTTCCAGTACGTAAATTATCGCGGTGAACCCGAAGAACCCCAAGAACCCCGCTGCTGCGGCAAAAGACAAAATCGAAAACATGACGGCAAAAACGCGGAGGAGCGACATTATTTAAACTCCTTTCACGACGTTCCAAGGGTAGGATACTATCGTATCCCCAGGTACGTCCGCGTCCGTCTTTGACAAATTCGCCAGTTCAGTCCCTTCGTTCGGCGGCGTGACCGTGCGGATGGAACTAGAAGGGACGAAGGTACCGTCGTAGTTCGCCGGTACGATTGTCACCGCGTTGAAGATTTCAGCCCCCGGCGTGTTACCGCGCGAGACGAACGCAGCCGAAATACCTTGCTGCGCATAGTAAGGAACACTCGTCAGCAAGCGTGATAACCGCGTGGCGTCATCGGGAGCCGCAGCCGGCGCGGCTGCAAAGACCGCCGTAGGGCCTTCCGTCGGCCCGCTGCCCCAAATGTTGTCAAGGTTGTATCGCAGCGGCAGCGGCTCTGGCGGCGGCTCAATCGACTTGTCGGTAAAGGCTTGGTAATCGTAAAACGCCGGCCAAGGATCAAAGCAGAACCGTACGGGACGCCCGCTAGAGGGTCCGCACACCAAGAGGCCGGTCAACCGCTCGCGTACCAGCGTGGAATAGAGTACGCGCGCATTACAGCGTGAGCACGCCCCCCAAGTCTTATAGGGTCCGAACTTCGGCTTTGCGTTGTGTACGGCCACGTTGCGACCCCGGAAGAAAAATAGCCCCCGGTAAGCTAGTCACCGGGGGCCGAAGTCTAGGGAGAAAACCCCGCTTTAAGCGTTGTCTGCGCCAGGACTGACATAAACAGTCCTCCAGTCTACTATCGAAGCGGCGCAACGGAACCACATGGCGATCAACGAAGCCTGATTGCTCCAGTTGCTATCTTCGCGAAGCTCCAACTGCGAGCGCTCCCAGAATGTGAAGCCTTGGCCGTTGTCCTTGTCCTGTTCGGTGGTTTGGATAAAGTAATTGTCCTTGTCCACCAAATAGGGGGTTTCGACAACTTCGGGCAACGCGCCGGTTGAGCGGAGCACGTTGATGTTGTTGGTTTGCGCGTTCCACTGGAGGGGCGAACCCAGGATACGCCGGGTTTCCGGCCCACTCTCCGGGGAGAGAATGACGCGCTTGGGGAGCATGTTGACGATGAAGCCCCGGCCGTTGCGGGTGTAGGAGATTTGGATAACGGCATTTTCGAACGCGAGTTCGGAGACGTTGGCCGCTACCAGCAAATTCGACTGTACGCCGGTTGCGGTAGGGTGGTTCGCCGAACCAAGTGGTACGCCATCCGCACGTACGCCGTTCACCGCGTCAACGGCAACTTGCAGCGGCGCGTGGGCAATGTATTCTTCAGTCTGACGCGCGGAGAATTGCAATTCCTTCATCATGCGGCCGCCGACGTCTTCGTAAAGGTTGTCGTCCTTGGCTTCGCGCGAGATGGCGACGGCCAAGCCGTACGACGCATGAGTGACTTGCGTACGGTAACCTTCGTTCGGTACGTCGAATTCAACCGGCGTCAATTCCGGTTGCTGTACGGCCAAGCCCAGGCCGGCGCGTTCCGTCATGAACTCCTCAAAAGCCTTTTCCGATGGCTTCTGGTCATAGAACTGCGTGTAAATCGGCTGGAGCCGTTCATAGTCCATACCGAACAGAGCAAAAAGCCCCGGCCAATATTGCGACGGCTGCAAACTGCGGTCGATAACCTGCATGCGCGTAACCCCTTTGTGCCCCGGCTGCATGCCGGCGATTTGCGATCACCGTCATAATTAGCACATAGTATGCCTTTCTGTCAAAATCCTGTACCATTGGGCCTTGTCATACACTACCGGCTGTATTACAAGGGGCACCATGCGCGACCTTCCCGTTTTAAAAATCGACCTCAAAGAACCCGAAAAATTCGGCAATCTCGCCGCAAAACTTGACGTTTCGGAACGCCGCCTACTCGCGCAAGAGCTAATCCTCCTTATCAAAATCGACGAAACGTCTATGTCGGATTGGCTAGGGAAAGCTCGCGGCTACCTTGACAAGATCACGGAAGACGACGGCGATGACAAGCCGGAAGACCGCGAACAAGAGGGCGCGGGAGAGAAGCCGCCGCCGTCAACCGAAATGACGCTCTCGGCTGTCATTCAATTTTCGGCACGCGCCACCGATGCGCTGTTGGGCGAACCCGACTTGGCACGAGCGAGCGAACCGGGAGCCGAACCTCTCGCCGCCTGGGTGTCAACGCAAGTCCGCAGCAAAGACCCCAACTGGATTTTGGACACGGACCCTATGGTGGTGCATATGAGCGCTACCGGGCTGGCGTGGCGCAAGCGCGATTTTGACGACGAAGACCGGACCTTCACTTCGTATTTCCGTACGTGCGAAGAAGTCATCATTAACAAAAACGTGCGAAACCACGAGCGCGCCCCGCGCATTACGGATCATTTCACGCGCTATCCGTACGAGATTGAGCGTTCAATCTCACGCGGTAAATGGGTTGACTACGAACCCGTGTACGACGAAGCCGACCCGCAGGCACCGAAGAATTTTTACGATTGCGATGCGTGGCTCGATCTTGATGGCGACGGAATGGACGAACCTTGGTCCGTCGTCATATCGCTTGATGACCACGCCGAAGTGGTGAAGATCAAGCCGCGCTGGTCAAAGAATACGGTTGTCGATACGAAGGACGAACTGTTCTTCGATCCAATCCACCGATTTTATCCGTACAGGATGTTACCGGACCCGGCGGGTGGTTTCTTCCCGATGGGTTTTGGCAAGTTGCTTGACCGTACGGAAGCCGCCGCAGACAACTTGCTCGCGTCCATTGTTGACACTGCGCAGAGCAATGCGCAAGACGGCGGTATCTTGGCCGGTTCATCTATCAGCGTGCCCAACAGCGTCGAGTTGAAGGGTAACCGGATCAACGTCATCCCAACCGACGGCCGTAAGCTTACCGATATCTTCGCGCAATTTCCCGTCAAGCAACTTTCGCCGGCATCCGTACAGATACTCGAAAAAATTATGACATTGGGTGACCGCTTGGCCGGCACGCTCAATCTTCTAGAGAATGCGCCCGCGTCAATGACCGCGACAATGGCAAAGGGCGTCATTGACAGCGGAACGCAAGTTCAATCGGCCGTACATCGCCGGCTTGTGGCATCCATGACGCAGGAATTTCGCGCGTTCATCCGCATGGCCGATGCTTACGGCATGTTGCCGGACGGCATGCACGCGAGCGCTGGCGACGGTGTTGCTTGCACGGCGGACCCGTCGCTAGCTACGGAAATGGCGCGGAGTGCTCTTGCGAGCCTGTACATGGAACTGTTGAAAGCTCCCATGTTCTTCAATCCGCAAAAAGTCGGTATGCGGTTGTTGCAGACACTCCGCATCCCCAAGCCCGAAGAACTCATAGCGGAGCCACAGTCACCCCAGGCCACGCCGTACGAAAAGATACAAGGCGCTGTTCACTTGATGAAACAGCAAACCGAGAAGATCAAGGTCATCGGTGCCGTTGCCGTACAGTTTACCCAGGCCCTAAAAAATCTTGTGGAAGCCAGCGGCGGGATGCAGGATCAACGCGCCGCTCTGCTAAACATGGCGCAACTTGAGCAAACAATTCAAAATCTGGTAGGGGAGGCGAGTAGTGCCGGCGATCAACTTAACGGAATGGCTACACAGCCCGGAAACGGCGGCGCTGGTGCGTCTCCTCAACCGTCGCAAAGTTTCGGCAACCCAATTATTTCTGGCGGGGCAGGCGGTGGACCCGATAACGCAGGGGCGGGCGGCGGAACTGCATGATCTGATAAAGTTGCTAACCGAAACCCCCGTTGACGACCTACAAACGCATTTCAAGGAGCCAAAATGAGCGGCATCGGCGTACACAGCTTCGAAGTCCCGCACGAACACGTACGGCCAACGCGGGATATGGTTATCATTCGATTACCGCGCCCGCCGTCAAAGATTGGCAGTATTATCACGCCGAACGTGAGCCGAGACATGATGCAGCATAACGTCATGGCCGGCATCGTCGCGGCCATGGGGCCGCTCGCCTTCAAGTATAAAGACGGCACCGGCCCGGATGGTAAGGGCATTTCGGGGCAGGAAGTCAAAATTGGCGATTGGGTGTTAATCCGCCCGTTCGCCGGCACGATGATGCAAGCCGGCAAACTTATATCCACGTTCGGGTGGCGCTACGTTTCGAGCTTCAATGATGTTATCGGCATCATTCCGGCCGAACACATGCCGGCCGCCGATACGCTGGAATGGGATAGTTCGGAGCCAACGCCCCAGGAAGTCGCGAATGCAGCCGCGCCGGCCGCCGAACCCGTGTACGTCGATAGCGTACGCGAACGCACGGTATACGACGGCAAACGGAAACAGAGAGGCTAGACCCATGGACCTTACCACAATGATGCGTGACCAAGCCAAGGCCGGCTTACAAACGCAACTTGACGCCGCCGTGGCCGATGGCAACGCAGAACAAGCGCGCAAGATCACAGACCAAATTGCTGCGCTCGCCGTGCAAACCGCGCCCAAGGCCGCGCCGTACACCAATCAAGACGTATGGAAGGCGGCGGAAGCCAAAGCGCCGTGGTTGGGCGTGGACCCGAAGAAGTCGGCAACCGCAAACGAATTTGCGAAGACCATGAACCCGGCGAAGTTTGCGACCGCCGAAGCCATGGCCGATGCCGTTATCAAAGCGGTGGAAGAAGAATACAAAACCACAACTACGGTTGTGAAAGAACCGCTGGAAAACGAAACCGACGAAGAACGCGAAGCGCGGGAGGCCGAAGAAGCCGAGGCCGCAGCCGCCGAAGCGGAAGCCGAGAAAAAGAGAACCCGCCGTACGAACGGCCCGGAACCGATGGGTGCCGGCACCAATCGCCGCGCTTCTGCCGGGCCGTGGACCAAGTTGGGCGATGCACCGGCAGACGTACAGAAGGAAATCAAGCGCACCGCCGACCGCTTCGTACCGGCGAACGCTCCGAAGGAACAGCGCGAGAGATACATCGCCACGGCGTTGGGTAGCCACTACGCCGCCCACCAACGCAAAGCAGGAAAGAAATAACCCATGTCAGACGGTAGCAACCCCTTCCCCGGCACCGCGCCGAACTTGATCCCCAACCCGCCGGGCGAAATACCCGACGCCATGAACCTGGGGGATGCCGTCGGCTCGCTCAACCCGTTCGTTGAGCCGCAAGACATTGACCAGATTATCGCACAGTTGACGCTTGACCGTCCGCTGAAGTTGTTCATCCCGAACCGTGAGAAGTACACGGGTTGGGAGTTCCGAATTATCAACAGCATTCCCCAGGAAATCGCGGACGCCCATAACAAGGGCTGGCGGCAAGTCACGGACCCGGACCTGACGAAGCTCTTTGAAGACTTGGTTGCCGGCACCGACAAGACGGGCAAGGCGTTCCGTCCGATGCTGTTCTCGCGGTCAACCAAGATCGGCGAGATTGTACGGAAGCGCAACCGTGCGACGCTCCGAAGCCTGTACGCCGGCATGGACCCGGCAAACAAGGAGTTTGACGGCAAGTATACCGAAAACGCCGGACGCGCCGCCGGTTCCAAGGGGCAGTTTTCCGGGCCGGCATGGCGCATTAAGGTTTAACTGTTGCATCGGAGACACAGCCCATGGCTAAGAAATCGAGTAGCAAAGGCAGTAGCGGCAAAGCCCCCAAGGCTATGTCCGCCGACGAACACCGCAAAATGGCGCAAACACTCAACGCCAAAGCGCGGATACACAGTGCCAAAGCTGATTTGGCGGACGCTATGAACCCGTCAAAGAAGAAATCCAACATGCCGGGTTGCTACTAATCCGGCGCAACCCGGAGACGTACGCAATGTCTAAACGATTTTTACTCGCCGTTGCAATTCTGGCGGCGTCACTCGCTGCGGCAGAGGCCCAAACCGCCAAAGCTCCCGCGTTCTTGCCGGCTTCCGACCCGTGTACGGTCGCAACCGCCAGTACCCCGCTTTCATGTTCCGGCCGCTACATCGGCGGCGCTGTCGCCGGGCAAGGCAGCAATGTCGATATCATCGCTTCCGGCATCAACGGCAGCGTGTTTGCCGGTGGCATGACGCCAACTTTCGTTGCCGGCTATCAGTACGCCAAAGGCAATTGGTTCTTCGCGGGCGAAGGTGACGCTGGGTATAGCGTCAAAACGGGCGTAGCCGCCAACGGCGTGGGCAACAGCTACAACGGCTTTCGCTTTACCGAACTCGTCAAGGTCGGCGGCAACCTTTCCGCGCTCCTGGGAACGCAGGCCCCTATCACTATCCCGCCGCAGTTGGCCGCCGCCGTCCTTTCGCTGTACGCCCACCTTGGGCAAACGCAGTGGCAACTACCGGGGGCCTGGGCAAATGGTCTGACTTCGGGTGCGGGACTTGTGTACGATATCGGTCCGAAGTGGTTCGGTGATCTTCGGTACACCTATACGAACTTCAACAGCGCCAAGGCCGGCGGGGTCACGTTGCAGAACGACCAATCGCTAATGGCCGGGCTCAATTATAAATTCTAAGCCTGAAACGGACCGCAAACTTCAAAGGCCCCGGCTTAACACCGGGGCCTCTTGTTATTTGAACTTCGCGATGAGTTCGACGATGATGCCGGTAATGGTGCGGCCCATTTTCTTGGCCTTGGCGTGCATCGCCGCCTTTTCCTTCTTCGTCAACCGCAAATCGAGCCGTTCCGTACGGACGACGGCGCGGCTATAACCTTTCTTGGCGCGGGTCTTCTTCGCCGACTTGCGAGCCTTCGCCTTGGCCTTCTTCGGTGCCGGACGCTTCGATTTCTTCACCGACTTTTTCTTGACCTTCGACCGCTTCGCCTTGACGGTTTTCTTCTTTGCCGCCGGCTTTTTGGCCTTCGGTTTCGAGGGCTTCTTTTTCTTCTTCGCGGCGGCCTTCGCCTTTTTGGCCGCAATCTCACTCGGCCGGGGTTTGCGGGGCGGCTTCTTTGGGGCCGTGGGCTCGCCTTCCGGCAGACCGCCGGTAACTGCTTCGTCATCCATATGTTTGCGCTCCTTAAAATAGTGTTGCAGCCGAGCCCGTCATACCGTACAACGTACTTACGTGTCAACACATGTACAGGCGGGGTACGGCTATGAACGAAGTAAAGCACTTGCCGGTGAAAGTGGCGTTGGAACCGAACCCGGACGTAATTAAACAGCTTGAAGCTCTGTTAAACTTGGCTAAGGAAGGCAAACTGCGCGCGGTGGCATTTTCATACGTCCGTCCGGGCATGCGTTCGTCGTACGGATATTCCGGGGCAAAACAATTGGCGGAATTGCACGCGCTGCACAGCGGCTTGATGACAGCGTGGACCGTAATGGGTGTTGAGATTGACGCGACGACAACCGAAGCTAACCCGGAAAGCCCGGAGGACTAAGCCTCAACGGCCATCGAAATAGCGCAAACGTCTAGGCGATCCGGCGAGCGCTTTATGAGCTTGTGAATTTTCAGCTTCTCAGTCATGAACAGCCGCGCCTTCTCATCGCGCCGGCATTCGCCCATACCCCATTTGTAACCGGCGAACTCCTCTTGTAACAGCTTATCGTTTGGCAATGTCACGTCACCCATTAACCAGCGCTGTAACTTGTCATGGATTTCCGCCCGGCGGTTGCCGTACAGCGTATCATTGAGCGCACCCCATGCAAAATTAAGCGCGATGACCTTTTCGTCGCCGTAGTTGCGCATT